GGCCGTGGGCATTGCCGCTTTTGTGGTCCAGGCATCGGACGCGGGATCATAGGCGAATACCAGCCGGCCGACGATCTCACTTCCGCGCTTCACGATGTTGCGCCCGCTGCCGATTGCGGAATCGCACGAAAACCGGTTGTGGCAGTCGAGCATGGGGATTTGATCCGAAAACTCGGCGCCGTCCGCCACCAGAATTTCCATGATCGAACGCCCGGCCATCCAATCGAAAACGGGCACGGGATTTTCGCTCGAAAACACCGCCTCGACGCTGCGCTCGGCGTCGTTAAGCGACCCCACCGTCACGGCCGCCGCGCGCGTGGTGAGATCGAAAGCTTGGGTTCCGTCACGATAAAAATCATGCCGATTTTGCATTGGGATTATCACCTCCAGATTGATCTGCGGCGGCGATACTGGCGACCGTGGCGGTGGCGGCCACAAGCACCGGAGGCAGCCCTGCGGCGGCCAGCTTTTCGTTGTCCGCCTTGCGCATTTCGATGACCTTCTCCGGGTCTAACCCCTTGCGGGCGCACGCCACCGAAAAAGGAAGCGTCCCATTTTCCAACTCCACCCGTTCACCCATGGCCTCCTTGAGTGGATCGACGTGCGGTAGTTGGTTCCAGGTCCAGGAAAGGCGCGCGTCGGCCGGCCGGGCGCCAAGCCCCACCGATAACCGGGCCTCCTGTTCAACACGCCAAACCAATTTGTTCAAAATCACCCGCTCCAGCCAACCTTCCTTGTCCTCCAGCTCCGAACCGTAGACCTGCATGTCGATCCGTCCGCCGCTGTAGGAGTGGTTGGCGCTGTTGAGATCCAAAATCATGAGCGGCATTGACACCACGCGCCCGATATCGCGGTGTCGTTCGGCACGATAGGCGGGGTATTCGGTCATCGGCTGTTGCGGCGTCATCTGTTGCAGCGACCACCCCGGAGGAATGGCCTGGATCGCATCTTCCTTGATGTCCATGGCGGCCCCGCCGGGAATTTCCTCATGTTCGATATTGGGGTTGGAGGTCTGCATGATCGATGCGAATTTCGCTGCGTTGTGTGCAGCCTTGAGCACGGCCCGGTCGTAGGCGCGCATGTCGGCGATCACTGGCAAGGCGCTTGCCAACCAAGGCACGCCGCGCAACTGGTCGGGCTCTTCGCGCACGAAACAGTGATGAGCCGCCGATGCCGGGATGGTGATCGTCTGAAATCCAGTCACCATGACCCCGGAGACGATTTTTTCGTCAAGAATGTGATATTGCTTCACTCGGCCGGCCGCGTCAGCCTCAACTCCCATAAATATCTGAGTGCCATCAATAGGATAATTTACAAACAAGTTGTTTAAACGACGGGGAGCGATTGTTTGGAGGCAAAACCTGATAGGGGAATCCGTCAGGTCGTTGCTGGTTTCCAGCGCCAGAAATTCACCATCCAGGAACAGGTTGCGAACCCACACGCGTATGATTTCAGCCAGGGAAGTCCCTCGAATGTCAGCAAATTCAGCGAAAATCCTGAACGCGTTTTCGAGCATCGCGTTGTAGGCGATGTCCGCGGACTGGACTTGCAGCGCCGGGCCGACCGGTCCGATCAGGTGGTTGCAGTAGGTGTTGATCATCCCCTTAATTACGGGGTTATTTTCACTCTCATAGTGGCACCGCGCGCGCAATGTCTCCAGTCCGAATCCGATATCCTGATTGATCGACTGGTCATGAGCCCCGCGCCAGTTATTTTGGTTGGTGCGATTGGTTTCGGCGCCCTCAAACCGGCGAAGCGTCCATTTTTCAGGATCGGCTGGCGGCTTCTCGGATTGGCGATGGAAGGGCCACCAGGTCATCGTTCATCCCCCGGATTTATAAAATTTAGAGGAATTTGCTGGATTCCCAGTGCGCCGCTCTTGGCGCGCTTGATATCGTCGATGAGGGATTGAATTTCAGATTTGAATTCGACGCGTTCGGTATCGTGCATGATACCGGAGGGGGTTGCCGCAAGAATCATTGCGGCGGAACGGAGATAGGTCAAGGCCGCCGCGAAATCGCCAGCCTCCTGAGCAATAATCGCGGCGGTCATTTTGTCCTGTAGTGAAGGGAGAGCCATTTACCTGCCTGCATCGTCTCGACGCGGGACTTTTTACGGCGCCATCACGGCGCGACAAGTTGAAATTTGCTTTAAAATTGATTATAAATCAAGAAAATAAATTCCATGACATGGAATGGTGTCTGTTTTATTTTTCGATTGACTGGAATGGTTTTCCGCATTCAAGGCACTGATGCGAGCGCACCGGACGCGCAGTGTGGCTTGTCCGGACCCGATCAGACTGGCAAAATGGGCACCGGAGAACAAAGAAATCAACCTTTACAGGCTCGCGTGCTTCCTCATGATCGCGAAAAATGGTGCTGCAGTAATTGCAGGTCAGTGAGATCCAGGTCACCCTGGCGAAGGTGCGCCGGCCGTTGATTTTGACATCCTCACATCCGCAATTGGGGCAACTTTTCATGATGTTTTTCTCTATTTGAATAACGCGGCCCATCCGCTTGACGTTTTTTTCTTTTCGCTTCCTACCACCCGCACACCGACCATGTGCCCGGCCACGGCCGCCAGGCTCAGCGAGTCAAACCAGTGATTCGGTGCGTGCTCCCTGATCAGTTCCCACACTGTCACCTTGCCGCGCGAGGGCAAGAATTTCGTCGTTTGGCGCTCCCCCAGGCAGTGTTTCACGAAAGAGTTGTGCTCACCCTTGGCCGCGCACTGAAAGAGCGTCATGAAGGCGCCCTGGCCGATGGGCATCATGAGCCTTGTCTGAATGAACGTCTTCCAGAAGTCAGAATTGATGTTCACCACGCGAAATTGATGATCCCTGACGATGTGATAGTTGTCTCCCAGCGCCGAAACAAATCCCGTAACGCTTTTGGGGTGGTGGTAGGGCGATCGCTGGCCCGTTCCGTAGCCGGCCGACGCGAGGTATTTCGAGCCCGACGCAAGGCAGAATCCGCGCACCTCGTCAGGTCTGAAGCGCGAATCGATCAATATTTTATCGGCCTGATGCCCATCCCAACCCTTTTCGATCACGTTTTCACGCCAATCCTTGAGTCCTGCCGGTATTGCCTTCTCGATTCCCAGGAGATCGGTCTGAAACTCGACTACGCCGTAGTCCAGGATGTGGCCGCGGGCTTCCTGGTCCCACGCCACGGCCGCCCAATGACCCAGGAATTTACCAACGTCGCACCCGACCGTCACGAACGGCATGGAGGCCGGCGCCTGTCCGCGCCGCAAGCTGATTTGCCGGTTCATGAGCCCCTGATAGGTCAGGCTCTCTCCCTGGTCGACGTGCTTCGGTGGCTCGTAGGGAACTGCCCAAAGATACTGGCAGATCTCGCGCTCCTTGAGGTCCTTTTCCCCCTCGTCCTGCTCGATGTCATGGCGCCACATCTCGACCGCTACATCTCCGGCCGAGAGAAACATATTGTTGACCGCCGACCAGCGAAAACCGAGCGTCCTGGTGCGTGGAAGAGGTCCTTCAACCGTTCCATCACTGGTCACCGTCTGCCCACGATGCACGAGGACAGCCTCAAGGTTGGCCCGGTAGCGCTGCTCTTCGGTCCAGGGATCGGCACAGGCTGGGCAGTGGTAGCGCGCCGCCTCGCGCACATCAAGCTCGTTGTCGATCCCTTCCCATCCGGTCAAGTGATCGCGCTCTGGCGTCACGTAAGCGCCGCAGATCGGGCAATGCAGAGCGATGCGAGAGGCGGTCCCCTCTTCGTATTTCCGCCACGTGTAGCCCTCTTTCGTCGTGAGTGTGCATTCCGAGTAAATCACCCGGCCCGACCCGAAGGCGTCGGTGCAATGGATGATCTGCTGGATTTTGTCGGTCTCTTCGCTCGTTCCGCCGGCGCCGTCCATCTTGTCGGCCTCCGTGATCACCACGACGCGCGAGGTCCGGCCCTGGCGCCCGGCATCGCCCCCGCCGCCTGTCATGAAATAGAGGTGAGCCCCGTTGCGGAATTCGATTTCTGAGAACTGGCCGCCGCGACTGCCGGCGCCGCGAGTCGGAAGAAGGCCGGCATATTTCGTTTTCTGGATCACTGGGAGAAGATCGTTGTTCCACTTGTATGCCGCCAGGTCCAGGTCAGGAAGGGCGTAAATCACCGACTCGCCGACCTCGAAGAGGTGATACGGGACTGGCGTTTGACTACCGATCAAGGTTTTTCCGCCTTGCCGGCCTCCGGTCATTAAAATATCATTCCATCGCCCTGAGTCCACCTCGGCGAGATAGAGTTTCACCCAGGGCTGAGTGTTTGGTGAAAACTTCATGCCCTTGCGCGGACCATTGGGAAGCACGATTTCTGACTCCGCAAACTCACTCATGGAGCGCAACCGCGGCGCCCTGGAATTCCGGCAGAGCCATACGCACTCCTCGATGGTGAACAGGTTACGAATCAAGGCTTCTTTTGACCTCGCGCTCAAACGAATCGATCGCGTCGTCCAGGATCTGTTGAGCCCCGTTGCCGTGCGTCCGCTGCAGACATTCCCCGGCGCTGCGCAGGATCCCCGCAAGCTGGTTCATGAGATCATGGATCTCGTCTCTGGGGATCAGCGACCGCTCGCGCTCCAGTCGTTCAAGCTTGGCGATCTGCGCCTTCTCGTCGCGCAGTCGCTCCAGCGCGCCGCCGTCCATGATCGTCGCATCTGCACTTTTTGATAGCTTCCCAGCACGCGCTCTGGATTCTTCCCGGGCGTCGAAGAGTGTCTTCACCACCGTCTGGCCGTTTAGGTAAACCGTAACCCCCTGCTTTTTCTCATGCAGCTTCCCCTTTGGTATTTTTGGCCTATAGTCGTGGCGAAATGCGCCATCCGATAGACCGCAAATTTCAGCCGATTGCGGGATCGTCAGCCAAACTGTTTTGTTATTTTCAGCCTTGTATTTTTTCAAGTTTCACCACAATGTCACAATTTTGACGCACTTGATGTTGATGATCCTGAGTTTGACCGTCAAACACACGAAAAAAGTGGAAGGTGCGTTCCGCCCCCCGGTCTGTTTTGGCGCCAAGAGGACCCGTAAGCGTCATAAATTTGACGTTGTGATATCGCGTTGTGATTTCTCAATAACCTTTTAGGTGTCATTGGTGCGCACTTCCTTTCGATCATCATCGCTCAATGTGGCGAAATTCGCCATAATCGTAAAGTCATAGCTCGTCGTCCTCGCTTCCCTCGTCCCCATCCTCTCCGCTCATGATCCTGCGCCAGCCTTCCATGGCCGCCTCGAGCGCCTCGCCTTGATACCCAATCCCTGCGAGATATTCCCTCTGCGTTCGTTCTGACACCTCCATCGTAGGCTCGGATAGGGCCGGGACACGCCCTTCCTGCCCCGTGGCGCCACGATCGCCATCAGATGCGACTACCTGGTCGCCTCGCCCATCCGCCAGTCTGGTAGGTCCACTTCCTGGACGATCTGGTATCCCTGACTCATGCGGGAGATCAAGCGGTCATCCAGCGTCAGGCGCCCACTTTGCGGTTGGCGCGCCCCAGCCATAGACTTCGGCCCCGGCGCGAACTCGGCCGGCCAGCGCAGGTTGGTGGTTAGGATCGTGGGCAGGCGGTCAGAAGCTCGCATGAGCAGGATGATCCGAAAGCGCTCGGCAACGGCCGGAGTCACGGCGACCCCGCCAAACTCATCGATCAACAGCAGGTCGGGTGAAGAGTAATCCCCAATTGGGTCGGAGTCCCAGGAGTTGCGGGCCAGGTCGTTCGCCATTTTGGCAAAGTGGCAAAACATCGGCGTGTAGCGCATCACGAGTTTTTTCATCGCGGCAACAGCCAGATGGCTTTTCCCGATGCCGGTTCCGCCCGAGATTAGCAGCCCGTGGTGGATCATGGCGCCGCTCGCCGCGCGCTGCGCCCAATCGGTGACCTGGCGCCGCATGCGGCCCTGGCCCAGCTGGGGCGTCTCGAAATTCGATATCGCGCAATGGGCGAGTTCGTTGGGTATCGCCATTTCACGCCGGCGCACCTCAGCCACCAGATCGGGGGAGGCGTGGCTGCGGCCTTGATCGTCGTTGGTGATCAATAAGGCGTA